ATCCAAAGGACACCGCAAGTTAAAATGTTCCCCCGCTTCCTTAATAGATCGAACAGCTACCTCACCAACCTCTTCAGCTATGGCTCGGCTGCACTCTAATTGTATTTCATCGTGGACATGTGCAACTTGATGTACCTGACCCTTATAATGCTCAGTGAACTGCTCGTTCATTATGATAGTGGCTTTCTTAGTGAGTATGCTTCCACAAGATTGTAAGAGCGCATTCAGAGAACTATGAAGAGATCGTATAGGTATGTGTCGCCCATCCAATGCGGTGATGTAAGAACTGGTTTGAGCGACATCACGAACTCTCCGTCTTAATGTCCGTAAGCCAGTGATATTATCTAGGAATCTAGCGGTAAGATTTCGGCCTTCTTCCACACCTCCTCCCACGATGGAGCCAATCTTCTGAGGACCACCACCGTAGATTAGGGCATAGATCAAAGTCTTAGCGGCGTCTCGCGTTGGGAGACGAGCTGCTTTTTGGTTCTCCGAATGGATATCACCTTCCACAATAAGTCGAGCATAGGTCCCCCCGTCATAACGGGCCATATAATGCGCTAAACACCTAAGCTCCAGGCCGCTTAAATCTACACCAACTAGAACCTTACTGGGACTGGCTATAAACAGTCCTCTACATTCTGGACCCCATTCCGAAGAAGCGGACGGGGTAGCTGATAAATTCGGTCTGGAATGTGTACAACGTCCCGTGACTGTTCCGTTAGAATTCACTCGACCGTGAATTCGCCCGTTACTCTCTACTCTAAGCCACGCCTCTTTACCTTCAGCCAACTGCCCTATACGCTTAGAGAGAGTCAGGTAAGTTAAAAGGTCTTTCGCTTCTTCATACTCAAGTGACTTCAACACAGACTCGTCAACCTGAGGCTGTCCGCTTGGTGTAAATACTTCCGGTTCCCATCCATGCTTCTCCTTAAGGAACTGAGCTATCTGTAATCTGGAATCAGGATTGAATGGAACTACTTTTGTCCGAAGGGGTCCCTTAACAATAGTCTTATGCCCGTTCCTCTGAGCCTCGCCTTTAGTTTTATATTTCGCTCCGTCCGCAAGCCAGTATTCCGGAGTCTTCATTCTCTCTATCTGTGGCGGATATAACTTAGACAACCTCTCTTTTAAATCCGCTCTTTGTCCAGCTAATGTCGCGTAAAGATCCTGAGCTTTTTCTGTGTCAAAACAAAAACCATGTTTCTCTTGTTCACAGATAATAGTATGGAAATCATGCTCAATTTGTATTGAAGGGGATTCCCCAACACGACCATAAGCCTTACTATAGAGCAACCTAGTGACTAGTGTATCCTGAATGCAGTAGTCAACCATGTCAGAATTTAACGTATCCCAACCGCCCTTATAATCTCCTTTATGTTCCCCTAAACGATAGCCCCAAGCCTTAAGAGAATGCGATCCAATAAGGTTTCGTGGTAAAATCTTACTACCAAAATCTCTACTTCGTTGATCAGGCCAGACTAATCGAGCCATTACCATTGAATCTCTGACCGCACCTTTAGGAGAAAACCATGGATAGAGTTTCTTTATTGCGGGGATATCGAAAGCTATAGAATTGTGACCGACAATTTCTTCTTGCTCCTCAAGAAGATGGATTCCAAACTGAAGCTTGTCACCTTGAAATACAGCTACAGAATCATCGCCTAAATTTTTGTCATACTGTCTTAACACAAGACAGTGGATTGTATGTAGATCCGACAGATGTCGGAAGTCCTTTATCCCGTTTGTCTCGATGTCGAATACGGTAACTGCCATTACATTCCTCTTCTAAAAATCTGTGTTTTCTTCTTCTTCAGGTTGAAGTTCTTCTTGAATCTCCACAAGTCTGCCAGTAGTTGGTGTATACCGGACCCGACAAGCTACCCCAGTCTCTCCTGTATACCTATTCTTTAGGATTCGTATCGTGGAGATATTTCGCTCATCATCACTCTGCTGGTTGCGTTCCAATCCCACGACGATATCTGACAAATGACCAATGGCCGCGCTACCTCTGAGATGTCCCAGAGATACTGCCGATCCTTCTTCGTGAGCCCGTCCTTCAGGACGCCGTAGGTGGGAAACTACGAATAAAGCAATACCAAGTTCCTCGACTAGGGATCGCAATTTGGTCATCAAGTTATCAATCATCCGTCTCTCATCACCATCGCCCAGACCGGAGATAACAATAGAAAGGTGATCAATAAAGAGATACGAGCAGCCCATACCCCTTGCCATATACCTGACTTTATTCAGTAAATTTTTAGAGTCTAACGATCCCCAATGATCGTACAAGACACATCTTCCATTTCCTACTGTAGAATCAAATGCTTTCCGCTTCGACTCTTCCGTAATACCTGCTTCTTTCCATCTATGAGGAGGACATTCCAAATTGATCCCCATAAGAGCTTGAGCCGATTGACATACGCTCTCTTCTAGAGCGATGATACCAACCCGCTGACCCTTACCAAGTAACCAACTTTGCCACTCCCTACATAGGAGTGATTTACCTTGTCCAGTTCCGCTGCATATAGTTACAACTTCTCCCTTTCGAATACCGTACGTCATTTCTTCCAAACCCATCCACGGATACTCTATAGATTCCGCTCGGTTTTCCGAAACAACCTGATCCCACATGTCCTCACCGGCAATCACGCCGTCTGGTCTGTAAGTCTTCGCAGACCAGATAGCAGAGACCAGTTCTTTACCTCTTCCCGCCGTCAGCATTTCATTAGGATCTTTGAGAGGTAACGTAGCAATTTTCGCCTTGCCGGGACTTAGCAACAAACTACATTCAACCGCAGCCTTCTGCCCCGGCTCGTCCGCATCAAACATGAATACAACGGAATCAAATCCTTCCAACCACTCCAATGAATTCTTAATGGTTTTAGCAGCCCCTGCTGCACCGGCACTTACGGAAACTACCGGCCACTTATTGCCTTGAATTTGCGATACACTAAGCGCATCAATTTCCCCTTCTGTAACCACAACCATACGTCCGTTAGCATCCCATATATGCTGTCCCCAAAGTCCCAAACCACGCCCATCCCCCAGAATGCTGAAAGTCTTGGCTTTGGTCCTAATTTTTTGAGCTGTAACTGAACCGCTGTTGTTCCGATATTGAGCCACCTGCACAGGTTGTCCAGAAAGTGACCCAACGCCATATCCAAATTTTCTACATGTTTCTTCATCAATTCCCCTAGAAGTGATGGATCGATATTCTATGTCAAGTAAGGACAAGGTATTCTTCTGCCTTTCTATCTTTCGGCTACTCTTATTTCCGTAGTCGTAATGTTCACATCCAAAACAGTAACCGTGTCCGTCGCTATATCTAGCGAGATTATCTTGGCTACCGCAGTTCGGACAAGGTTCGTGAGCAACAAATTCGCTATCGCTTTCGATATTCCGCATACCGTTTCCCTGTTATATCTGTCTTCATTCTTGTGTCGATCGTATAACCATCGTCTCTAATATCGCAGATCCTTGCAGCAAGACGGAACACTCGATAAAGACTCAGAGCTTCGAGGGCAGTGATACGTCCCTTTTGAATAAGGTGATCGAGTATGTGATAATTTTGAGAGCCCGGTTTGTACGCATTAACCGATTCAAATCTGTTAGCGGGAAAGTTAGTCGCAGTTTCAGTTGGTTTCGTGTTCATCGAGAAGCTCCTTAACCCAGATATCTACATGTCCCTTATCGTCAGCCCATACCTTGTTGGCGGACATCATCTCAATCTGTGCATCATCATCCCAGAGATAACCGGAACAACAATCAAAAATCAGTTTGATATAGTTATCTATATCGCCCCGTGGGGCAGACAATTTAGATGTCTTAGGTTTCTCAACATTCACAGACACCCAAGTAACCAGCCTTCCGCTCAACAAGGCGGCGGGAAGAGTCCCGTTGCCCCGCATTTCCTCTAACAACGCCGTAGCCTCGGAGCGGAAGGCGTTATGCCTCTTCCCGTAGTACGTCCCCCATCGGGTGACGCGCGGGCGAGAAGCAGGCACTGGGTTACATGGGAGGCGAATGTAAATCATAATTAGAAGTCTGCATCAACAGCTTCTACCGATTCATCATCCTTAATGGATTCAGAATCCGATTTGGCAACCGTCTCGAATCCTTGTTCCTCGTCAAAACCTAGAGAAGAAGCTGAAGTCCCTGCACTAAACTCAACAAGGTTCAAAACCTGAACCCCACGGAGCCGAAGCGTTACGCCTGCTCCCAGAGACGCAACAAACCAACCCCTAGCTTCGAAAGCGACCTTCATCTTTGATCCTGAGCCAATCGCATCAGTCATGGGCTGACGTTTCGCGTCAACAAGGACGGGGCGAAGGTCTAATCCTTGACGAGTTTTCGCTCGCATCTTGAATTTGAAAAGGATGTTGCCTGTCGGCTGACCGTCTCGGTCATATTCTTCATCCCAAGGATTGTCATGTCGTTTCAACTTCGGCTTCCGTTGTTCCTTACAAAGACTCTTGTAAGATTCGTTGGAGAACGCCTCTAACTGCTCCAGAATATCGCCAGCATGTTCCGCTGGGATAGCTAACTTTGTACTGTAGTTCCCATCTTTATCGAACTCCGTATCGGGTTCATTAAGGTGGGGGTAAACAGCAATACCTTCAGGTGTAACTGACTTCATAGTAACTCTCCTAAGAAAAGAAATATATGGACTCTCTAACCTTATCAATATCCAACGTCCCAATAGAGGGTGGTTCGGGAAGACTCTCGCCTCCCGGCAAATAGGCAGCCAGCTCCTTTCTAAAACTGTGTAACAAATCTTCACTGAAAATATCTATAACGCTATTGGTAAGACTGGAACGCATAACTTCCATATTCGGTGAAGTTGTCCAAAAGGCATCATGTATAATATTGACATCTGATACGCCTCGGACCTTGCATTCCAAAATCGACTTTTGAGCTACCGCCGCATCTAGAGAATGTACCCAATTCGGGGCAATAGCATTCCTATTCTTTATCTTCGACAGATTCCCGCTTCCGACATTAATTTTATGCCGTCGAATCACATCGCCAATGATTGTTTTGATAGTAGAATTCTGCCAAGTTTCGTACGCTTGCTTAACCAGGAATCCAGTAGGCGTAGTCCATCGTATCGGAGTGTTATTTGATATGCAGATATCACTGCATTCCTGAAACCATGTCATGGCTCGCCTAGCTTCGCCTACAATATCGCCTAGAGCTTCCCAAATGACCTTAGCTAAGAAAGCGCAGGGCGGGTAGACTTCTTCCCAACCAAAAGGATTCTCGCATCCCTTCTTTTTCATCTGCTCTCGAAACCACGCAATGGTGTAATCTGTTACGGCGAACAATGTACCGGAGTAGGGGACCACCATCGTAGGTCTTTTAGTACAAAATCTATCGATACCAAACTCAATCCATTTCGAAGCAAATGGATGGGTTGACTCTTTTAATCTTGCTACTGTTGCATCGGCTACGTTTTGGTAAATATCCTGAGGCTTGCCATCCTCAGACATAATTACATTTGTGGACTCAGCACCAACCGGATCTCGCATGACTAATGAAAGTATTTGTAGCCCATTGCTTGACCCATCGATGGAACAAGGAAGATGGGTTATCATGTCAGAACCTTTGGTACGATATTCGGCCCATTCAAGACAGAAAGATAGGAAGGCCCAAGGTTCATCAGCTTTCCCCCATTCCGTAAGAGAGCCTTCTGGGTCTTTCGCAATACTGCGTAACCATTCGTCTTTGGTCCAGACCCACTCGCGTCGATCTGTAAAACTCAGCTTGTCCATTCCATAGCAATTTGCTCCATGAATCGCCAGCCAATTAACGCCGCTTTCAGTCATCTGTTCGCCATCAGCGAATTGAAGCAACGACCTTGACCAATCAGCGCCTTGTGGCTGAAGTCCGTAAGGTCTGGGGTACATCCGACCTCGGAAATCCATGTACCAAGGCATGAAAAGCTTTTCATCCTGAAACTTCTCGGCCATCCACAATACCTGAGCGACCTGTATTCGCCTAGAGTCTTCAGCTTCGTTCTCGTAATGGATTCTTGCAGCCAACTTCCTCCATTTGCGTCTCGACTCCGCATTGGTATCAATATCTACTGGTTTAGAGGGGATAGGTTCCCCCTCAGTTGACGGAAGTCCTCCCGCTGCAACTCCCTGTTCCCAAAAATACTTCATACAAGAGTACAGACGCTTGTTCACCCGCCAACCAACGGACTGAAGAGCATTCACAGCTTCCAAAGGTTCATCCAAGACCACAGAACCTACCTCTGCAAGGTGCTTTCGGTCTGAAGTCTTGATAAGGGGGCGTCTGTGTATCTGATCAGTCAAGTAGCCACCATCCCAAATGGTTGTCCAGTTCTTTGGTAGAACGACCATAGGTAAATAGATAGGAGACAAGTCTTCACTGCTCTTGTGAGCCATTTTCATCCATGAAAGGAGCTGATCTGTTGGTCTAACAAACGTATCTCTCTTACCCATCAGTCCAGTACGGGTTTCGATGTCTATAAGACCCGTATGTTGCTTCATCAATTCAATAAGAACGATCCCAACTTTGACCCTTACAGGGTTCGGCCATCGGCTGAAGTGCATGTCAACCAATCGCTCAAGAGAATTCATATGTCGCCGCTTGGACTCATACC